TATATTTGGTGCATCAGCAGATAAAAATATTGATGCAACTAGTATGATTGTGAAAGAAGTAATTAAAGGTGTGTACGATGAAAGCCGAGTCAAAACTGTGGCGTTCTCTCAAGAAAAATACCCCCAAAATTAGTTGGACTAGATTAGAATCTTGGGCATCTTTTGGTGTACCTGATTTGCTTGGATACCATGATATGTGCGGATTTTTTATGGTTGAGCTTAAAGTTACAAAGTCTCACAAAGTATCGTTTTCACCACATCAAAAACTATTCCACATGACTAGGACAAAGCGTAATTTTATCTTACTCCAAGACACCTCTCTTGGAGTCATAAAACTTTATGAGAGTAAATCGATCCACGGTCTTCTGTCAGATCACAGAGAGACACCTTCCCTCACAAACAATGATTGGGAGCACCTTCAGCGCTTGTTGATTTGCGAACCGCTTGACGCTTGAGCGCTTGCGGGCTTGTCGGCTTGAGACCTTGCGCCCTTCACGAACCGTTCAGAGTTGTCCGCGTTGAGCTTGTCGGCTTGTGCGCTTGAACGCTTGCGAGCTTGTCTTAACTTTTTGTAGTAACTTGGATGTTTGATTTCCATTGCTTCTCCTTGCTTGTGAGCTTGGGCCTTCCAGCTTGTGCTCTCCATTGTACCGGATAACCGTTCTCCACGCACCACTCATTGTGGATCGCTTCGATCTGGTTGTTATTCTCGATTGTCTTTTGTGTTTTAATGCTTGCCATATTCTACGTTAGGTATATCACGGTTCCAACAGGCCCTGCAACTTCCGCAACTGTTGCCCTGGTCTGGAGCTGGGCAGGTTCTAGAACCTTGGACGTGACTTGTTCTGTTGCTTCCTTTATTTTTTACAGTCGACGTCCACGGCCAGAAAGTAACCGGTCCTTGATCAACCATGTGTGATGACATCCTGATGGTTAAATTGTCTGGAACTTCTTCAGGCGTAATTAGTTTTAAGAATTGCGCCTCCCTAGTTGGTAACCAGTGTTTAGTTTTTGGTGTTCGTTTACATACTTCAAAGATCTTAAGCAGGTGATCCTCGGACTGTATATCTCCGGCGTCATGCCATCTAAAATATTTTTGGCGTTTAATTTGTGCAACCATTGCGTCGACCCATTGCGGATCACTAATTGCTTTTAATCTAACATATTGCGCAGCCTTTATGGCTGGGTATCTTGTATAGTTACCCTTCATGGCATAGCAGCCAGCGCAAACGCTGCCTGCAACCTTCGCAAGCTTCGCTCCGGTTTTGCATTCCCACGCTGGAAGGCTATAAGATAGGCCCGGCATTTTTGAAGTTCTTGTCATCGATCCGGTAATCTGTTTTGCTTCTTTTATTTTCATATTTTCCTTTCTGTTAATATCCCATACCCTGAAGCTTGAGAATTGTCAAGCTTGAGGGCTTGGGCGCTTGCGCATTAGAATCATTCTAAAGTGCTTGTTGCTTCAGTTCTTTAGCCAACGCCATGACGCGTTGTAACAGGATTACTGTATCGCCTTTGGCCAAGTACGCTGAAGCCCAGCGGCAATTGTTTACCGGTCGACCAGGGCTTAAGAGTAATTAACTCTGTACTTGACCCCAGGTCCATCCATGTACGAGTTTCGCCTCTCGCAGGTTTGCAGGATAGACCAGGGCTCAAGTTTGGCCAAGCCTATTTCTAGTTAAAGACTTAGACTCAATGGAAGTATAACTTCACTTGTCGTTCTACACTTGACCCCAGATCACATGTCGGCCAGAGTCGTACGGGAATCTGGCTTTCCCCTGCATAAGCAGATAAAGGACATATGATCAGGGCTCAAGGGGTCAGTTATTATCAAGGCTCATGACCCAGGAGCCATAAAATAATATATAATCCCATTGACAAACTTTGTCAAGTAGTTTATAAAATAAAAAACAGAAAGGAAAATATATGCCAAAGACAATGACAAAATATCAACTAGACCACTTCAAAGATAAGGTGCGAAGAAATTTCAATCCTTTAATTGAAGAACAAGAACTGTTGGTCAAACAATATAGAGCCGACGCAACTGAACAAATAGTAGGAAGGTTAGCTAAAAAAATGGGTGCTGATAAAATCTTAAATGAATTTAAGAAGGCCGAAGCCCAACTTGAAGCGGTTCGCGATAAAGCAAGAACTTTCTTCAAGAAGAAGGCAAATCAAGATCAAGAGAAGAAAAGTAATTATAACTCTTATCGTTTTGAAAAAGATGAGAAGTTATCTCTTGAGGATTGTGAGGATCAATTAAAAGATTGGGCTCGTGATCTTGTTGATCGTGAAATAAGAAAAAGACCTGAAGGCCAGAAACTAAAACTACTTGAGGACTTAAAACAAAAAGCGATTGATACAGTTATGGAAAGCGGAACGCCTGAAGAACTTATCACGGCTCTTGATCATACTACCAAAAAGATTGGGATAGCTTGGATTACTGACACTTCAAATATAAAACCGCAACAGTTAAGATAAGACTTGACAATGTATGGGATATGTTATAATATCCCATACATAACAGAAAGGAAAATATGCAAAACAAAATAGAACAATCAATAATTAAGAGCATGGATATGCACTTAACAACTTCAGACAACTTAATGAAGTTAGGCAAGATTGTAGAAACAAACACAGACAATCTAAATTTGTTGGCTACAAGATTACTGAAACTAGAGCAAAGAATTAAGGAGTTGGAAGATGGACAGAAATAAATTAATGGCACAAACAGACTTTGTTGTATCGTGGCACGCGAAGAAATATAACAAAGTTATATTTAGAGTTGGTAACTTGAGCAAAGAGGGTTGCAGAACGTGGGAAAGTAATGGCAAAAGGTATATGTGTTTTTGGGACACAGTATTACAAAGATATACAACGTGCATTGATCCAATGATAACTTATAAAAGAAAGGTAAACTAATGAAAATAAAACCATTAGAAAGAAAGAACGGAAAATTGACAACAACAGGTAACATGTTATTTACTTTTGATGTTATTCAAGAAGCCTGTATCAAGTTAGGTTTTGACAATGAAAAAATGTTTGATGAACTTACTGGATTTCCAGGCGGTAAAGATAAATGTGTGGGAGTTTTAGAAAATGATTGAACTAACATTAATTATATTGGGGTGCTTATTTATGGGCGTCCTAATTCTTAAAGAAGAAATAAAGGAACGTAGGGAAAGGAAACGACAAGAGCGGTTAGATAAAATAGACTTGACAAGATATAACAAATAACATATTATCCCAGTTATAACAGAAAGGAAAATATGACAACTAAAACAGAAAAAAGAAACGTAAAAGTGACGAACCCTTACTCCGGTCAATCGGAGATGTTAACTCAAAGTGAGGCTATACATTACTTCATGATTAAGAAGTTTGAGGAACTGGAACAATATGAATTAATGCAAGAGGGATTGGATAGGTTTAGCCGTATGAATCCCAAAGCATACATGACGCTTTTGGACTAACATATTTTCCCAGGTAGTCAATAGACTACCCGTCCAAAATGGGTCGGCCCCCGCTAGGGGGCCGCCATCTTTTTGCCACAATTGATCAGCTTGTAAACTAGCGGGCCCACCCTCCCTAGAGGGGTCCCGAACGATTTCCGATTATGCTTGCAAATTAACGGGCCCACCCTCCCCAAAACAAAAAGGGATCCTAACGTATACCCTTTATGCTTTGATTTAGACGTTTACATGCTATAAAATCAAAATAGCAACAAAACAGAAGCCTGAAAAAATTCTGCAAAAATTTTTATGAAACAAGAAATTATAGACAAGCTCCCGCCAGATGTAAAAAAAGAGTTTATGAAGTATGCAATTAAACTCTCTCAAAAGAAAACCGAAAATAAAGTCAAATCTGATTTCCTTTCTTTTGTAAAACATGTTTGGCCTGAATTTATAGAAGGTGATCATCATAAAAAAATTTCTGAAAAATTTAATCGTTTGGCAAATGGTGAGTGTAAAAGATTAATTATCAACATGCCGCCAAGACATACTAAATCTGAATTTAGTTCTTACCTCTTGCCCGCGTGGATGGTAGGACGTAAACCTGATCTTAAAATAATTCAAACGACCCACACAACTGAATTAGCGATCCGCTTTGGACGTAAGCTAAA